AATCCGGGTGAATGCCCGGAAAAACGCAGAAGGATATAACACTTTAAAACAACAAAAAACAGAAAATTATAAAACATTCACTCTGTTTCATATGCCACTGAGCATAACTCTCAGGTGTATTCACGGTGGATTGAGGTTCACCTAAATAAGAAACATCAGGAAAGAACAGTTAATTATAGTACACAACAGAACAGAATATATCAAACTAAAAAACTCAATTCACTATGTATGCGCCTGAGGGAAATATAAAAATCAAGAAAAGGAGATAAAAAATGGCAGAAACAACAAACACAACACCAGTAACACAGAATCAGGAAAAGAGAACACCAGTGAAACTGATGACAGATTTCAGTTTAGGTATCTTTGGAAGTTCTGATAACTTCACAATGGCAACTCAGATGGCAAAGGCTTTCGCCGCGTCAACAATCGTTCCCAAAGATTACCAGAACAATTGGGCGAATGGTCTTGTAGCAATCGACATGGCAAACCGTCTGAAAACAAGCCCTCTTACGGTTATGCAGAATCTTGATGTAATTCAGGGCAGACCAGCGTGGAGAGCAACATTTCTGATCGCAATGATTAACAGCTCAGGAAAATATGACTTCGAGTTGCAGTTCGATGAAGAAACTGACAAGAGTGGAGCCCCGTATGCTTGCACCTGCTGGACAGAAAAAAACGGAAGAAAAGTAACAGGAATCAAAGTCACAATGGATATGGCAAAAGCCGAGGGATGGACAAGCAAAAACGGTTCAAAATGGAGAACCATGCCGCAGGTAATGCTTAGATACAGAGCTGCTTCTTTCTTCTCAAGAATGAATTGCCCGGAGCTTTCAAATGGCCTTTACACTACGGAAGAAGCTGTCGAAATTGCAGATGCAGACTATAAAGTTTACGACTTGGAAAAAGCTGTTGAAGAAGATATTAAAAGGAATGCTAACAAGGAAGAATTTATCCCAGACGAACCAGTAACAATCGAAGAACAGCCGAAGCAGCCGACAGTCGCAGAAGTCGTAAAGACTGTCGAGAAAGAACCAGTTCCGGCAGCAGGCAAACAGGAAACAGAGATTCCAGATTTTATGAAGCCAGAAGAGATGTGATCGCATATGATGTACTTCGACTGCATCAACTTCGACCGATGTGACTGCGGTAAGTTCGGTCACGGTATGACTCAGATCGGGCGGTGTGAAAACTGCCCGTACTATGAGTCGGTAAAAGACTATTTTGAGAAACGAGGTGAGAATTATGAGGATTATATCGCAGGATGGAAAAATCAATCTTCCGTATGAAATGACAGCGTTGCTTGTTTCGGACAATTACGTGCAGGCGGTATTTGCCGGAGGAATACAGCAGAGTCCATATATGATGGCAATGTATAAAAGCCAAGAAAAGTGCCAGAAAGCAATGGAAATGTTAAACAGAGTGTATGCAGGAATGTTTTTATCACAAAATGTTGAAATGAGTGATGACGATTACGAGGAATGTATAAAAATGGCCGCAAGAGGTTTTGGAATCATCAAAACCATGGTTAGCAGTCCAGATGTGAAATTTGAACCGGCAAACATTGTATTCAGATTTCCAAAGGATGGTGAAGTATGAAGATATTAAAATCGGAAATAGATTGGGATAAAACAATAAATATTCAAATGACTTTGAAAGAATTTAAACTGCTCCAGGATTGTCTGTTTTCAGTTTCTTATGCAGAATTAGAAAAACTTCAAGAAAAAATCCCATATTCTTATGATGATATGCAGGAAACAATTAAACAGTCAAAAACAATATTAGAACAGTTATTTTGTAAATAAGGAAAGTGAGGTGATTCAAAATGTTCATGAAAGTAATAAACACAGGTAGCCAACCGGGGAACTGCTATGCGCTTAAATCCGAATCTGGCGAAATCTTACTTCTGGATTGTGGATGCAGATATTCAGAGATTCTAAAAGGAATTTCATACAGGATATCAGAAGTTTCGGGTTGTCTACTGACACATGGACACGGAGATCACCTGAAATCGTTTCAGAATCTAATGCAGTCCGGCATTCAAATTTACACTAACGACGAGACAGTTGAGAGTGTAAACACAATATCTGGTGAATTTATAATCGGCTTACCAGAGAAGAAATTGAAGGACATAGGTTCGTTCCGGGCAACGCCTTTCTACGTCCCACACGACAAGACACCAAACTTTGCATACATGATATCTCACGAAGAATGCGGACGGATAATATATGCGACAGACTTCTCATATTTGCCGTTCACATTCAAGAACATGAGAATAAATCACTTCCTTATAGAATGTAATCATCTTGATGAGTCACCGGAGCAGGACTCATTCAAGTTTGAACACTCCATCCGGGGGCACAGCAGTTTATCTACTGTGAAAGAGATTATCCGAGTGAACAAGACCGCTTCGCTCAGAACCATAACGCTGTGCCACCTGTCAGAGGGATGGGGGAATCCGGAAGTGATGCAGAAAGAGATACAGGACGTTGCCGGAGATGATGTTCTGGTGCAGATCGCAAGACCGGGACTGAATGTTGATTTGAATTTATGCCCGTTTTGAAAGGAGAAAAAATGGAAATTGATAAATCAAAATTAAAGTTGGGAATTTGGTATGAGGATGAAAACGGAAATTTAATTAAGCCAGAAGATGATTTGGCATGTGAAGCACCAGAAGGAGCGATAACGTACCATTCCTGCTTTCCGTTACAAATAACAGAACACGTTTATGTAGTGCATGGAAAAGCTGAGAAAGAAGCGTGCAAGCACAAACGGAAATATTGGAAAAGGGATACAGGCCTGATAAAGGGATTAAAAGGCCATATATGCACTAATTGTGGGTGTAGCCAAACAAGAAAGTGGTGGCAGCCATGGGGAAGAAAATGGGATTATGGAACGGATACTACACCACTTATTGACTTTCATACAAGTATTGGAGGTGGAAATCAAGATGTCATAATGGCAATGGTAAACAGCGGAGATTATACATTACAGGAAGCACTTGTTGTTTTTTCTACGGCCTGCGAAAGATGTATGAATGTGCTTGCATACAAGTATTTGAACGGAGCAGATGGGTACGAAGAATATTCAGATGAGTGGAAAAAATGCAATACTGAATGCGATTTTTGCAAGAATAGTTAAATTGAGATTCACGAACCATACAGGGAGGAAACAAAATGAAACAGTGGACAGAAGAAGAACTTATTAACGACGGAAACAGATTAAGAAATGCTGAAATTACAAATGTATCATTGAATTTTAAAGATCACGGAGTACTCACCCTTGACCTCACTCTTTCTGGCGGCGGATGGGGAGTTGTATTCGGAGGATATGTTTTAGGACATGGTTACCTTGGCTCGGAAAACTTTAAAGGTTCAAAGGCAGGGCTTGAAGCGATTATGAGAATCATGGACGTTGTTGGCGTAGATGACCTGATAGAAATGAAAGGAAAGCATGTTAGAGTTGCTACGAAAGGACTTGGACATTCAGTGAAAATTATTGGAAATTTCATTAAAGATGAATGGTTTGATTACGAAAGTTTCTTCGAGGATGAGAAACCACCATTTGTGGAGGATTAAGCATGGTATCAGCAAATTTAAAAGACTGGAAAGAAGTCACCAAAGGCATTTACAGATATGTGATCTCTGCAAATGTGGCATACGAAATCCACATTAAATATTGGGATATGGACACAGACATTTTAAGTGCGAATGCAAGTCTATACATTGTTGGCGATTGGCGCTCAAATGATGGTAAAAATACCAGAGAAAGAGAATGCTTACTTGAGTCAGGACCGGTTATGGCTTGCCTTGGGAAAGCTATAGAGGATGATAGAGAGAATAACAGGTAATTAAAAAAAGCACCGACTATTTATCGGCACTTTTTACAAAATCTTGGAGAACAGTAATGACCAGATTATTAAAACTCCTGTTCTCCTGCTTGGCAATCTGCTCAAGCTGTTCTTTAAGCTGTATCGGGAACGTGATGTTAGTTCTGGTCTTATCAGACTTGACGGTCATGTGAAATCCCTCCCTTGTTTTTAGAACATTGTAGCATTTTTGCCTGTCGGTGTCAATCAGATACCAAAGTGGTATCATTTTTATCTTGCAATGCAGGTATCGAAGTGGTATCATACTGGTATCAAAGACACACCGAAAATGAATCGAGGTGATAAGTTTTTAATAATGAAAAAAATAAATTACAGACAAATTTATATGATGAAAAGTCAACGTGAGAAAAAAA